TACAATCAAGGCAAGTGCATTCTTTACCAGCGCAGAATGGGTCCGGGCAAGTTTGCTTACATCGCCCGCAAACCAATAAAGCTGTGAGGGTTTGGCAAGTGGGTGATCCAGTGGGGATGGGCGAGGTCTACTTGCCAAGCAGAGACAGCAAGGAAGCCTATAACGCAGCGTGTAATGAGGAAATGCTAGACAGTGCTGCGCGATACGCGATGGAACTGAGGACAGTTGAGGCAAGACGGGATTTCATTGCAACTTGGCGCCAGAACCAACGCAATGCACTCAAAGCAAAAATTAAAGAACTGTGGGAGAAACGAAATGAGTGAACTGATTGAACGGCTGCTTGCTGAAGAGACTGACCTGACCGACTGCGCTGCCGACCGCATCGAACAGTTGGAAGATAGCCACAAAGGACTAACCCTGCAACTGCTTGCCGTTCATGGACAGGCCGCAGATGTGCTGGACAGGGCTGTGGTCGCAGAAGCCCGTCTTACCAAGGCGGTGGAGACGCTGCGGTTTTATGCTGCCGTTTACAAATCCCCTTTCGGCAATCGCGCCCGTGCCGTGCTGGCTGAACTGGAGGGTGGGGAATGATTGTCGAAATTCGGGGCCAAAGATTTCCCACAGTTCGCGCAGCTGCGGCAGCAATGGATGTGACAGAAGAGGCGGTCTATTCAGCACTGGCTCGTGGGCGCATGGACATGGTGGGTCTAGGCACAACAAAGAAACGGCCTGTCACCATCGCGGGCGTGCATTTCCCCACAATGGCCGCAGCGGCAAGAGCGCTTGGCTTTAGTTCATCGCACTTCAAACGGATCATAGACTCAACTAACCTAACAACGATTGCCCGGCTGAAAGAAAAAGCGCAGGAATACAAAACCAAACTAGCAGAGGATACCAAGCAAAATGCTTAGAAGTCTGATCCTGACATGCGTTCTGTTTTTCCCTACAGTCAGCAACGCAGAGATCGCGTTGTGCCAAGGGGAATATGCCCTATGTGCCGCCAGCACCTGCACACCAACAGGCAAGATGATTACGCCCAACAATGGCATTCCATACCCAGAGGTGATCTGCAAATGCCCGATCCTGCACGGGCCAGCCATTGCCGACCTAACCGCAGGCAACATGCAAGGGTCATGCAATGCAAGCGCACCGAGCCACGTCTGGAGTTTGTTTTTTCCACGAATGCACTATCGGCAGGAAGCCAACGACTTCAGTAGAAACCCATTGAAAAAGAAAGTGGTGATACAAGAATGCGGCTCAGAGTTACAGCAGGGCTATAACGCATCAAACTGCTTTAGTTTTGACTGCGAAAAAGGCCCGGATGGCGTTGCGATCTGCCGATGCCCAATGGGTCAGCAATCTGAAGACACAGCATTCTTGACCGAGGCGGGCCAAGGCAACCCAGATGCGTGTTACCAACACCCAGTCAGCCTGCCACTGCCGTCAGGGCAATGAACATGCGCACCAAGATCATTACGGTGACAGATCGCAACTCAATCGTCACCGGGCTATCCATCCAGCACTTCGTCACGATGCCCGCAGCGCCGTGGGAAGAGGCGGACAACGAGATCGAAGCGGAGTTTGTGGACCTAGAATCCAAGGTCACAATCTTTGGCACAACATTCGGCAGCGTCAGCCGGGCAGCAAAGGAATTAAAGGTGGATCGAACAGGATTGGCAAACGCTTTCATGTTTGGGAAATTGCAGCAGTATCTGGACGGCCAGCTTGCCCGCGAGAAGGCAAACATCCGGCCCAACAAGACATTCACCGCACTCTATGAGAAATCGCTGAAGACTTGCCCGCCATGTAACCACAACTGCAACGAAGGGCGTGATTGCCCGGAAAGAAACAAATGAACCGCGAACAGATCCTAAGCACCGCAACCCAATACATCACAAAGGACAGAGCAGCCACGCATGGGAATGCAGAAGACACGTTTGCCAACATCGGTGATCTATGGGGCTGGTGGATGGCAGGGCGCGAAATCCCCACCTTCAATGACTTTGACGTTGCCATCATGATGACCTTGTTCAAGATTGCCCGCATCAAAGGCAACCCAGATCACATTGACAGCTACATCGATGGCGCTGGCTATCTAGCACTGGCAGGGGAAATCCAATGCATGGAGCGTTAGACCGCCAGAAGGACGAGCAAATCCTCATGGCGCTGCACCTCGTTGAGAATGTAGGACTAACCCACAAGGACGCGGCACATCTGGTTGGCATGACTAAGAACGCCTGCATCGGCGCCATAGCGAGAGTGCGCAACGAAAAGACAGGCGTCCACAGCATCATCAGGAACCCAGCCAAAGAGCGCTATGGTGGTTTGATCCGACATCGGAATTTGGGTTATCAGTGCTTGATAAGGTTGCCAGATTGAAACAACCCCCAAACTGATGTAAGATGCCGCAGCGACCGATACCGCTATGTATCGAGATGAGGTATGTCATGGCTGCTGGAAGACCGACTGATTACACGCCCAAGATCATCAAGGCCGCTTGGGATTACGCCAAGGGCGGATGGATCACAGCAGGTGACAAGGTGCCGTCAGTCGCAGGTCTGGCTTGTGAGATTGGCGTAAGGCGTGAGACCTGCCATGCTTGGGCGAGGGAAGATGACAAAGAATTTTCTCACATCCTCATGGTAATTGCTGAGAAACAAGAGCGTGAGTTGCTAAATAATGGCCTGTCTGGTGACTTCAACTATTCTATCACCAAGATGATGCTTTCCAAACACGGCTACTCTGACGCGACGAAGCAGGAGCTGTCTGGGCCATCTGGCGGCGCGATACCAATCGAGATCAAGCGGACCATTATTGATCCATCGGCATGAACCTAAATATCAACACCCCGCGCTGGGCTGTTCCAATCCTAAAGAAAGAACATGCCCGCTACATCGGCGCATTCGGGGGGCGTGGCTCTGGCAAGTCAACCTTCTTTGCCGAATGGATCGTTGAGCGCTGCGTGATGAAGCGCACCGACGTGGTCTGCGTTCGTGAGGTGCAGAAGTCTCTGAAGCAATCCGTCAAGAAGCTGATCGAGAACAAGATACAGGAACTTGGCGTTGGACACATGTTCGAGGTGCAGCAGGCCGAGATCAAATGCCCGCATGGTGGTGTGATCATCTTTCAGGGGATGCAGAACCACACAGCCGACAGCATCAAGTCGCTCGAAGGCTTTGACATCGCTTGGGTGGAAGAAGCGCAGTCGATCAGCCAGTTTTCCCTAGACCTTCTGCGCCCGACAATTCGCAAGCCCGGTTCGCAACTGCTGTTCAGTTGGAACCCACGCTATGAGGACGATCCCGTTGAATCATTACTTCGTGGGAACAACGCGCCGACCGACAGTATTGTGGTTGAGGTCAACTATTCCGACAACCCGTGGTTTCCTGACGTTCTGCGGGATGAGATGCAATACGACCTGCGCCGCGATCCAGACAAGTATCTGCACGTTTGGAAGGGCCAGTATGTTCGCAACAGCGAAACGCGCGTGTTTAAGAACTGGGTGATTGAAGACTTTGATGCGCCGCCTGATGCTGTCCATCGGTTCGGTGCAGACTGGGGCTTTGCATCCGATCCGACAGTCTGCGTTCGCTGCCACATCATAGGCCGCAAGCTATACATCGACTATGAGGCGTACCAGGTCGGTTGCGAAATCGTGGACACGCCTTCGCTGTTCATGTCCATCCCAGAGGCTGAGAAATGGCCTATGGTGGCCGACAGCGCTAGACCTGAGACGATCAGCCACATGCGCCGCAATGGCTTTCCTAAGATACAATCAGCGGTCAAGGGCGCGAAGTCTGTTGAGGAAGGCATTGAGTGGCTGAAGTCGTTTGACATCGTTGTGCATCCACGCTGCAAGCACACGATTGATGAACTGACTCTGTATAGTTTCAAGACAGATCAGATGACGGGCAAAATTCTCCCGGTGCTGGAAGACCGCGACAACCATGTGATCGATGCGGTGCGCTATGCTTTGGAAGGTGCGCGGCGGGCTAACGTCCAGCAGAAGCCAAAGGCCCGGCCAGTGGTCACAATGATGCCAATGGCAAGGTGATTGTTTTATCCGCCAAAAGCGCCTATAATGGCGCGGAATGAATTGCGAGGAACAACTGTGGCAAGAGTGACCAGAAGCGAACGGCTTGCAACAGTGCATGCAGATGCGCTGCAACAGTTCGACGACATTCAAAGCGCCATGCGTGAAGGCCGTCTGCAATGCCTTGAAGATCGTCGCTTTTATTCCATTGCCGGGGCGCAGTGGGAAGGCAACCTTGCCGAGCAGTTCAACAACAAACCACGCTTTGAGGTCAACAAAATCCACCTGTCGGTGATGCGGATCATCAACGAATACCGCAATAACCGCATCACTGTGGACTTCGTTAGCAAGGATGGCACGTCAGACGATAAGCTGGCTGACACCTGCGACATGCTATTTCGTGCAGATGAGCAAGACAGCGGTGCAGATGAAGCCTATGACAACGCGTTTGAAGAAGCTGTTGGCGGTGGCTTTGGTGCATTCCGTCTGCGCACTGAATACGAAGACGAATACGATTCCGAGAATGACAACCAGCGCATTCGCATCGAGCCGATCTATGACGCAGACACGACTGTGTTCTTTGACATGGATGCCAAGCGTCAAGATAAGTCTGACGCCCGGCTATGCTATGTGTTAACGGCAATGACGCGGGATTCGTATAAGGCCACTTGGAACGATGACCCCGACACATGGCCGCACGAAATCCACCAGAACGAATTTGACTGGTCAACACCTGACATGGTGTTTGTCGCCGAGGTTTTCCGCGTTGAAGAAGCATCGGAACTGATCCGCACGTTCCGATCCATCGACGGCGAAGAGACCCGCTATAGCGAGAAAGACTTCGCCGACGATCCAGAACTTGAGAACATGCTGACGGCCACGGGCCAGGTCGAGGTGCGCCAGAAGCGTGTGAAGCGCCGCAAGGTGCATAAGTATATCATGAGCGGCAACAGCATTCTGGAAGACAGCGGCTATATTGCCGGGTCTGAAATCCCAGTCGTGCCTGTGTATGGTAAGCGCTGGTATATCGACAACATCGAGCGCTGCATGGGCCACGTTCGCATGGCTAAGGATGCGCAGCGCCTCAAGAATATGCAGCTATCCAAGCTGGGCGAGATTTCTGCGCTGTCCACAACTGAAAAGCCAATCTTTGCAGCCGAGCAAGTCGCTGGCTATGAGATGATGTGGGCCGAGGACAACCTGAAAAACTACCCCTATCTGCTGATCAACACCATGACGGATGCCAATGGCAATGAGGCACTGGCTGGGCCTGTGGCATATACCAAGCCACCGCAAATCCCGCCCGCACTGGCTGGCCTGTTGCAGATCACCGAGCAAGACATCAGCGACCTGTTGGGCAACCAGCAGGCTGGTGAGCAGATGGTTTCCAACATCTCTGGCAAAGCTGTGGAGTTGATCCAGAGCAAGATTGACATGCAGACCTATATCTACATGTCGAACATGGCCAAGAGCATCAAACGCGCTG